AAGCATACATTGGAAACAAGAACCCCACAAAGGATGAGAAGGCGGGTATAAGAGCAAAGAATCCAGGCTACGCAGACTCTTGGTATAAAACTCAGCTACGTAATATGCGTAAACAAAGAACAGTAGAATACTTTAATAAAAAATATAGCATTAATTTAAACGACTTCGACGTAGCGGATTCATTTGGAATTGCTCATTATGCTAACAAGGTTCTAACAGAACGATGAAGCTATATCAAAGTAAAGAGTGGCTATATAGAAGATATGTAGTTCAAAAGAAAACGGTAACAGAAATAGGAAAAGAATGTAATGTATCTGCTATGACTATACAGAGATACCTAGACCAGTTCGGATTGATTAAAAAAAGATGAAAATTTATGAGGGTAGTAATAGCCAGGCAGGGCAAGAATCATTTGTGCTTAGCTCTTTAAAAGAAAAGAGAAACGGATATTACTTAGAGATAGGCGGATACCACTCTCGATATGACAGCAATACCTATCTTCTAGAAACACATTATGGGTGGAGTGGTGTGGCATTAGAAATAGACAAAGAAAGATCAGATGAATATAATTCAAATAGATCTAATCCATGTTTAACTGCCGATGCAACCACCTTCGACTACCTAGAGTATCTTGAAAACAATAATTTTCCAGATCGCATAGATTATTTACAAATAGACATTGAGCCTGCATTCCAGTCTTTAAAAGCTCTAGAGGCACTACCGCTTGACAGATATAGGTTCTCTATTGTAACATTTGAACATGACCTTTATGCAGATCAAAACAATCTTATAGTAAAAGAAAAGGCAAAAGAAATATTTAAAAAGTTTAACTACGTTCTTGTAAAAGAAAATGTAGATCATGAAGGAAAAATATTTGAGGACTGGTGGATAGACTCAGATATATACAATAGAGATGGAGAATAAAATGGCGGCATATCCAGAAAAAGAAAAAGGCTATCAGATGTGGGTTACAGATCTTCAATTAATGGCAACATCTGCCCCATCAGGCAATAAGATTATTACAGAGTGTCTTGAAATAGCAGGGATGCTAATTGAAAAGAATATATCATACGGAGACTCGGCCTTGTCCCCAATTAGAATATTTTCTCAGGCGGATAATCAAGAACAAATTAAAATTCGTATTGATGATAAGATAAATAGAATTAAGAATGGCTCAGGATTTGCAGGAGATAACGATATTGATGACATGATTGGTTATTTGATCCTGCTTAAAATTGCTAAGAAACTTGCTATTTCAGTCGACTAAGAGTATACTCTAGTATATGTCTGATATAGAGTTGACCCACCATTTTGACCGCATGAATACTGTTGTGTCAGAATTGCTTAAAGGTAATAACCCTACCCAAATCGCCGCCATAACAGGCTTTAAGAGGGCCGAAGTAGTTGAGTTGATAGATGAGTGGAAGACAGTTGCTCACAACGACACAGCGGCCCGTGACAGGGCTAAAGAGGCTATATCTGGAGCAGACCGACACTACGCAATGCTTATTAAAGAAGCTTGGAAAACTGTAGAGGATGCGGATACACAGGGTCAGCTAAATGTTAAGTCTGGCGCATTAAAACTAATTGCAGATATTGAAGGCAAGCGAATTGGAATGCTTCAAGAAGTAGGACTACTTGATAATGCAGAGCTGGCAACACAAATTGCGGAGACAGAAAAGAAGCAAGACATACTAGTAAAGATATTAAAAGAAGTTACGGCTACCTGCCCTAAATGTAAAATGGAGGTTGCAAAGCGCCTTTCTCAAATAACTGGAGTAGTCGAGCCTGTTATTATTGATGCGGAGGTCACAAGTGGATCTTGATTTTAATGATCTGATTGACATGCTAGATGGCGAAGAGTTTGATGAACGCCCCGTAGACTTAAGAACGTTTGTGCAAAGCCCAGATTATTTGGGACTACCACCTCTATCAGAACACCAATACACTCTTATTGAAAAAAGCTCACAGATTTATAAAGAGTCTACGTTGGTTAAATTGTTTGGTGAAGACGAAGGCGTTAGAATGTTTAAGCAGACGGCTAACGAAATAGTTGCTCAGCTGGGAAAAGGATCTGGAAAAGATTACTGCTCTACAATATCAGTAGCATATATAGTTTATTTATTGTTGTGCCTTAAAGATCCAGCAACATATTATGGAAAGCCTCCTGGAGACTCAATTGATATTATCAATATTGCAATCAACTCGCAGCAGGCAAATAACGTATTCTTTAAGGGTTTTAAGACACGAATAGATAAGTCGCCATGGTTTACTGGGAAGTATGAAGCAAAAGCTTCTGAGATGAAATTTGATAAAGCCATAACAGTACACTCAGGTCACTCAGAGCGTGAGGCCTGGGAAGGATATAACGTTATCGTAATCATTCTTGATGAGATCTCAGGCTTTGCCACAGAAAATACAAGCGGCCACGAGCAGGCTAAAACTGGTGGGGCTATATATGATATGTATAGGGCATCAGTAGACTCACGTTTCCCAGATTTTGGTAAAGTAATTCTTCTTTCATTTCCTAGATATAAGAATGATTATATACAGCAAAGATACGACGACGTCGTTGCAGAAAAAGAAGTTGTAACTAGAACTCATCATTTTAAATTAGACGAAGACCTTCCAGATGGAACTGAAGGGAATGAATTTGATATTGAGTGGGAAGAAGACCATATCATTTCATACAAGTATCCTAAGATGTACGCTTTAAAAAGACCTACGTGGGAAGTTAATCCAGTAAGAAAAATTGAAGACTTTAAGGTTGCTTTCTACAAAAATTACACAGATGCGTTAGGAAGATTTGCCTGTATGCCAACAGATGCAGTAGACGCATTTTTTAAGTCTAGAGAAAAGATTGAGAATGCCTTCAAGAACACTGCACTAGCCGTAGATAACTTTGGAAGATTTGAAGATTGGTTTGCGCCAGATCCAGATAAAGAATACTTTATCCACGTTGACCTTGCACAAAAGCATGACCATTGTGCAGTGGCAATGGCACACGTAAAGAAGTGGGTTAATGTTAAGGTAACAGATACCTATTCTCAGCCAGCACCAATTGTTGAAGTAGATGTTGTAAGGTATTGGACTCCAACTCCAGACAAATCAGTAGACTTTACAGAAGTAAAAGATTATATCTTGTCTTTAAGATCAAAGGGCTTTAAGGTAAGAATATGTACATTTGATAGATGGAACTCTCACGACATGATGCAGCAATTAAAGCAGTATGGAATTAATACAGAAACTTTATCTGTTGCTAAAAAGCACTATGACGATATGGCAATGGTTGTAGCAGAAGACAGATTAGACGGACCCCACATCCCACTGCTTATAGATGAATTGCTTCAGCTTAAAATTATGAGAGATAAAGTTGATCACCCTAGAAAGGGTTCTAAAGATTTAGCTGATGCTGTATGCGGTGCTATATTTAATGCCATTAAAAGAAGCAGGCCTTCTAATAATGAAGAAATAGATATACATACATACAGTTCTCTAAAGTGGGACAGAGAAGATGAAGATGATACAAATGTTATTAATATGATAAGAGCACCGAGAATGCCTCAACACTTATCAAATGCACTAGAAGGAATGGAAATAATATGAGCATATATCAAGAGCGGGCTAAAGAATGCAAGTGTTGTGGAAAACATGTACCTCTGCCTACTACATTAAAAGAATATCAAGGTGTTATACTTTGCCCAACAAGTTTTGCAAACGTTATAGAGTATAAAAGAATTTGGAAGTCAATTGGCAATAGGCCTACTGGTAGTATAAGAAAACATTTTTCTGATTATGTACAACAAGTAGTTGAGAGTACTATTGACAAGAATGAGGACGGAACGTTATAATAAAACTAGGCAACAGTAGCTTAGTTGGTTAGAGCCCCGAACTCATAATTCGGTAGTCGTAGGTTCAAGTCCTACCTGTTGCACAAAAGGAGATGGTGTGAGCGAAGAAGAAGATCAATACGATGCCGATAGACTAGCCTACTATATGGAAATAGGTGCAGTTACTTTAGAGGGCATGGACGAAAATGGAGAGCTTATTTATGCCATTAGCGAAGATGCAGAAACTTTAGCTCCAGAATTATGGCAGTCTCACACAGAATATGTAAATAGATCCCTAATGGAATTATATGAAGATGGCTTAGTTGAAATAGAGTATGACGAAAACCTAGAAGCAACTATTCATTTAAGTCCAGAAGGACGTAAGATTGCAAGGGAAAAGGGCCTGATCGATATGGATATTGATTGGGATATTCCGAACGACTAGAATATGATATAATATATTTAGGTCGCCGTAAGGGGCCTAAACAAATTAACTTATTCGCTTGAAGGAGGAATAAAATGGTAACAACATACACATGGGATCTTTTCAAGGATCCCTTTTTCATTGGATTTGATAGAGCTTTAGATACATGGAGCCACGCTCAAACAGTATCAAGTGCAACTAACTATCCACCATATAACGTAATCAAGGTAGACGAAGACAACTTTGTTGTCGAACTAGCCGTTGCTGGATTTGCTAAGACAGATATTGATGTATCAACAGCAGACGGCAAGCTCACTGTAAAGGGAGAATTAAACACAGAGGATAACGATTCGAAGTTTATCCATCGTGGAATTGCTGCCCGTAAATTTACTCGTGAGTGGGCCCTTGGTGAATATATGGAAGTAAAGGCAGCGGAACTAAAGGATGGAATGCTTAAGATTGATATTGTACGCATTCTGCCAGAAGAGAAGAAGCCAAAGACCATCAAGATCAAATAAATAGTATAATAGAAACCTGCACCCCGTCACTGGGGAGTCGCAGACTATTCGGGTCGCTACCCGAAGGATGGACCTGAGCATGTCCTCAAACTGCTCCTTATAATTTAAGGAGAATCATGTTCGAGTATTATGTTAAAAAGGTTACAAAGGTTGTGGACGGAGATACAATCGATGTAGAGATAGATCTTGGATTTGATATCTCATTTAGCTCAAGAGTAAGACTAGCTGGTATAGATACACCAGAAAGTAGAACTACAGACAAAATGGAAAAAGCATTAGGCCTTGAAGCAAAAGCTTATCTAAAGCGTGAAATTGAAGCTGCCAAAACTGTTGTCATCAAAACAGAAAAAATGGACTCATCAGAAAAGTACGGAAGAATTTTAGGTTGGCTGTTCCTTGATGGATCAGAAGTTTCTATGAATGAAAAAATGATTGCAGATGGACATGCCTGGGGATACTTGGGAGACACTAAGGTTAAAGACTTTAACGCCTTAGCAGAGAAGAGAAAAAAGAGCGGTAAGTAATGCCTGTATATGAATACAAGTGTTCGTATGATGATGCACATGCAACAATGTCAGTACATAGATCAATAACCGATACAGATCCAGGTTACACATGTGTTGAATGTGAGTCACAAATGACTAGACACTTTACACCATTTGGTATACAGTTTAAGGGTAATGGTTTCTATAAAACAGATAATCCTAAATAACATTAGTGGTATAATTATTAAGTAAGCAAAGATATTGCATTACTTAGGAGATACCTAGTTGACTAGAAAGTTACAGTATTTTTTAACCAGCCTTTTTATAATCGGCTGGCTTTTCCTTTTTAGTCCTAATTTTGCTAATGCTAATGAGCCACCAGCACCTGCAGAGCAAGTTGTAGTAAGCCCAGCACAGCAGGCAGTTAATACAGCTCTTGCTACAGCAACTACAGAAGTTGCACAAGCCGCAGCTGCATCGGATACAGCCACTGCCGTAATAGCAACAGCAGTACAGGCAGTCACAACATCTAATGAAGCCGTAGCTACCGCAAACACTGCAGTTACAACAGCAGTAGCAGCAGTTGCAGAAGTTGCAAGTACAGCAACAGTTGTAGAAACAGCAACAGCAGTAGTTAGTGATGTAACAACTGCAGTAGCTGCAGTAACAACAGCGGTTGAAGCAATTCCTGCAAACGCAACAACAGCAGCTCCAGAAGTAGCAGTTGCCCAAGCAGCAGTTGAATCAGCAACTACTGTAGTAACAGCTGCAGCAGAAACAGTTATATCGTCATCGAATACTTTGTCAGCAACACCCATTGCTACAGTTGAAGAGGTGGCCGTAGCAGTTGCAACAGAAGCAGCACAGGCCGCAACAGCCTCTACTTCAATACAAGCAGCTCAAGCAGCAGTAGATACAACTACTGCTACCATTACAACAGCAACGACGGCTTTAGCAGCAGTATCTCCTGCACGGACAGAGGCTCAAACACAATTAACTCAAGCAAACGTAGCAATTAATAACGCTCAAGACGCAGTCAACGCCCTTGCAGCAACTATCGGCACAACTACAAATGTTTTATCTAATGTCGATGACGCTGGCGTTCGAATGAACCTTCCCTTTAATTTACAGATGGGTGGAGTAACATATAACAATGTTTTTGTAGGCTCTAATGCAACAATTACTTTTGGGGTAAATGAAGGTGGAACATATCACACTACACCTAATGCTCCTTCTATATCTATAGCAGGCTGGGACTGGACTACATGGAGTAATGGGTCTGGAATCACATACTCAACAACTACTAATACACTTAGTGTTGCTTGGGATCTTAGAGTTTATCCTTTAACTACAGCCGAGACACAAATGACTCAAGTTAGATTTAACGCAGACGTTAATCCATCTAACGGAGCATGGCAGGCAGATGTTAATGTTACTGGACCAATACCAAACGGTGCTAGATTTAATATAAGAGAAACAGCAGGCGGAGCAATAACACCTATTATTGATACTAATTCAGGTCCTGGATTTAATGGGACAATAAGTCAAGGACCAGCCTTTACTCCTACACCTGATCCAGATAATGCAACAGTATTGGCAGCAATTGATACAGCAAACGCACAAATTGCTACATTAAACTCAGCAGTTACTGCTATTGTTGCAACAAATACAGCAAATACAAATACAGTTATTGCACCAATCGCAACTGTTTCACAAAATACTGTAACGGCATTATCAGCAGCAAGCACAACATTGACTGAAAAGGTGGCAGACCTTGCAATTGTTTCTACAGCCGTAGAAAAAGTAACTACCGCACCTACAATATTAGCAGTAGCACAAACAGTAATTGATGCAGTTCCTGCACCAGCCCCTACTCCACCTGCACCAGCCCCTACTCCACCTGCACCAGCTCCTGAACCACCTGCACCAGCTCCTGAACCACCTGCACCAGCTCCTGAACCACCAGTTGCCGAACCACCAGTTGCTGAGCCACCAGTTGCTGAGCCACCAGTTGCTGAGCCACCTGCAGAAGAGCCACCTGCAG